GAATGGTCCATTTTATATTGACGGAGACAAAGTAAGATTCAGAGACGGATTCCCAACAAAGATTGGTGGCTGGGAAAAAGAAACACAATATGGCCTTTCCTCCGATGGCAATGCAAACTACACAATTACAGCAACTGCCATAGGTTTTGTTCTCAGCATGCTTTATTGGCGTGCCATAACAGATGGTGAAGACTATTTGGCACTCGGAACTCACAATCACTTGATGGTTAACGAGAACCAAGCCTTATACGATATAACTCCTCTGCGTAAAACTTCATCCAGTCTGTCAAATCCATTTGCGACTGTTGACACTAGTTCCGTCATAACTGTTACGGATACAGCCCATGGTGCATTGGACGGAGACTGGGTAAGAATAAGAGGTGCCAGTGCGACCAATGGCATTCTCGCAGACACTATCAATGCAGCCTATGGCTATCAAATATCTTACATTGATGCGAACACTTACACAATTGATGTAGGAACAGCAGCAACCAGCACAGGAACAGGTGGTGGAACAGTCAATATTGATTATTTAATTGGTGCGGCTGCTGGATTAGGAACTCAAACATCAAATGCTGCACTCGGTTGGGGTGCTGGTGGATGGGGATTAGGAACTTGGGGAACTCCTCGGACAATCTCTACGAGTCTGCGTTTGGAAAACTCACAATGGACTTTGAACCAATGGGGTGAAGACATAATAGCAACTGTTCGCAGTGGTGCTATATATTATTGGGACACTTCCACAGGCGTTGGAAGCAGAGCTGTTGCAGTTTCTAGTCTTGGTGGTGCTTCTGATGTTCCTGATGAAAACAGGATGACGACTGTTTCTTTCCCTGATAGGCATTTGGTTTCTTGCGGGTGCACACCTTTGGGTGGTTCGGACATTGACCCGATGCTTGTGCGTTGGTCTGACCAAGAAGATTATGCAAACTGGACGCCATCAGCAACCAACACAGCAGGTGATCAGAGGCTTGTTGTCGGGACAAAGATAACAGACGTGATATCAACTCGTGATGAAACATTCATCTCTACGGATGAAGCAGTTTACGGGATGTCATTTGTTGGCCCACCATTCACTTTTGCATTCCGTTTGTTGGCTACGAACTGCGGAGCCATAGGCATGGGTGTTATGGGGAATGTTGATGGGGATGTTTACTGGATGTCTAATGAAACATTCTTCATTTACAATGGTGCTGTTCAAGAGTTGCCATGCCCAGTTAAGCACTATGTATTTGACAGAATGCAAAAGAACTATTCAGATAAATTTTTCTGCGCACTGAATAAAGATTTTGATGAAGTTACTTGGTTCTATGTCAGCACTGACGTCTCAGCAACAACTCCTGACCCAGAGCCTGATTCTTATGTAACATATAATTACAGAGATAATGCTTGGTCAATCGGGTCAATGTCAAGAACCGCATGGGAAGATGCATTTGGCTTCCGGAAAGTTCCTTTTGCTTATGATGAAGACGGAGATCTTTACAATCACGAAACTGGAACAGACGCTGATGGTGCTGCTATGACTGCATTCATTGAAACTTCACCAATGGAAGTTTCTCAAACTGGTGATGATTTGATGCTTGTTGATAAAGTTGTGCCTGATGCAACAATGACAGGTTCTTTGAATATGACTGTAAAGTCAAGAAAATATCCTCAAGATGTTGATATTACAAAAGGACCATTTACTATTTCGTCAAATTCAACTAAAGTAAGTCTGCGAGCTCGTGGTCGCCAGATAGGATTCAAATTGGAAAGTTCCTCAGTCGGAGATAGTTGGCTGGTTGGTGATTTCAGAGTTAACGCAAGGCAGGATGGCTTGAGATGAGTAGAATAAATGTAAGATTGCCACAACCACCAAGAGCCTACGAGCAAGGCTGGGCACAAAGGACGATCTCCACTTTGGAGTTGCAGTTGTCTGAGATCAACTCAGCAGCAAACACAACCCCATTTCAAACATCAAATGTCACAAAAGATTATGTTTTAGATGCAGATTCAACAACTTTAGCTGAGGTTGCCGATGTTCTTGGCACTCTCATAGAAGACTTAAAAGGGAAAGGAGTAATCAGCTAATGGCAGACGTAACAGGACAACCAGGAGCATTGACAGGCCTGACCCTAGAGGAAGAATCAGATAAGCCTGTTATTTATGGTGTTTATCAAACAAGGTCTCAAACGCCACAAATGGATTTGAGCAATTTGCAGAATGTTTATGGAACTTCTGCGATGCCTGTATTCAACTGGGTTCGCACAATCCAAACAGGAACCAGAAGTTATAATCCCAACAGCGACTCTGACAGGGAGATGCTTGAGGAATACCGTAGGCTGACTGAAGAACAAGGTGCTCCTCCAGGACTTCCTGATTGGTCAGAGATCGGCAAGCAAGCAGTAATAGGCGTAGCCAGCCAAGTCGGTCAACAAGCAGCATCTCAAGCAGGTGCCGCACTTTTTGATCCTTACTTAGCAGGCAGCACAACAGACAAACTTTTGGCAGGTGTTGGACAAACTTTTGGATCTACGCCATCACAGCTTGTTTCTTCAACTCAAAGTTCAGCATTCTCAAATCTTTCCGAATTGCCTAAAAACAATATTGTTGTTCCAGAACTAGCAAACAGAAAAGTAGCAGAAGCCACAGGCAACTTAGACCTTTTCAATGCATTGGGTGATGATGCAGGAAAATCAATCGGTGATAATGTAACTTCTTACACCGCAGACGAACTTTCAAAGGCAGGTGTCACTGTTGATAAAGCAGGCAAAGCAACCCTAAGCGAAGGAGCAAAAGGAAATATCACCTCCGAAGCAATCACAGCCAGCTCTTCAACACCGACTTATCTTGAACAGGTTGGTGATAGGCTTTATGGGACTGAAGCAGCAAAAGCCAACTGGTCAGGTGCCGCAGGTGCTGGAATTATCAACTTTGGTGTTCAGCTCGCTATGGGCGAGGATCCTGAAAAGGCAGCAAAGTCTGCAGGTGCTTCAGCAATCGGAACAGCAGTCGGTAATGCTCTGCTTCCTGGAATCGGAGGAGTTATCGGTGGTGTTCTTGGTGGAATTGTAGGTGGCCGAGTTATTTGTAATGAGTTGTGCCGTCAAGGCATGATGACTCGTAAGCAAGTTGTTCTTGATTACCGATTCACTCGTGACTACCTAACCCCACAGCATGTTAATGGTTATCATGTTTGGGCTGTCTGGATGGTCAAGCAAATGCGTAAAGGGAAACTTGTTAATTTCTGGAAACATGTTGCTTGTCACAGGGCTAATGAGATCGCTTACATTTACGGAGAGCGAAACAAGCCTGATTATCTAGGCAAAGTTTATCGTCGCATCTTCGAGCCAACTTGTTGGGTCATCGGTGCATTTTGTAAGACCACAGACTGGTCATCACTCTACAAGCCAAAGGAGATTTTATAATGGCTCGTGAACCAATGAAAATGGATGGTGCGACTGCCAATCCTCTGGCTGCAATGCCTGCTCAAGGTCGTGAAAATTTAATGAAGTCGTCTGAAAGCATCCGTGCTGTTCTGATGGCTCGGTTAGCAAATATGGGTCCAGAAGAGTTGCGGATGCTTGATTCAGCAATCACCCCAGAAGTTGCTCGTGTTTTGATGAAGTTGTTGCCTGAGTTGCAAGAACTCGTTGAAGCAGTAGCAGGTCAAGGTGCACAAATGCAGCAACAGCGTAGAGCACCAGCTGGCGGTATGCCTCGTGAGATGGGTGCTCTTGGTAACATGTAATGGAAATAAGGAGAGCTGGCCCACTTGATTTGAGTGCTTTGATTGGTATGTTAGCAGAAATGCATGAGCAAACTGAAATACCGACTCCACCAATCAATAGCGAAAAGATGATAAATAAAATCAATGAGGTCATACACAGAGGTGTTGTATTTGTGGCATTAGATGAAGGAAATGAATTGATGGGTTCTGTTGGAGGGATGGTAGGTCAAGACTGGTGGTCTGATCAACCTTATCTTGCAGACCTTTGGTTTTATGTTTCACCGAAGCATCGGAAAGGAACAATAGCACTAAAACTAATTAAAAACTTTATCGAAACAGCAAATGACGCTAAACTAACTGTGAGACTGGGTCACATCTTCTCTGGCGATCTTGAGCGTAAAGACAAATTTTTTGAGCGTCTAGGAATGACCAAGGCTGGCTCAGTATTCGTGGAGGCATAAATGGGTGGCTTTTGCACAACAGGCACTGAAAATTTACCTACCTATGAAAATGTCCTTACAGGGACAGACATCCCTGAGTGGGTTTCAGCAGGTGGCAAAATACTTTTTGAGCAAGCAGGAGAGCTAGCCAAAAGTCCTTACCCAGGATATCAAGGTGCACGGATCGCTAGTTATGACGGGAAAAAATTAACACCCGAAGAAAGACAGGCTTTTGATCTTTTGACTAGTGGGGCTGAAAGTTATCAGCCTTATGTTGACACAGCATATCAAGCAGCAACAAGGCTTGGTCGTGGTTATGATGCGGCCACTAGGTCTCAGTTGATGGGTCCAGGATATGGCGGTGCGACTCGTGGTCAACTCACTGGCGGATCAGCTCCAGGATACAGAGGCATGACCTCTAGTCAATTGATAGGAAAAGCCCCAGACATAACAGGTTACACTGGCCAAATGGGTCGTCAAGGTGCTTTGACCAGAGGCGAACTTGTTGGTGATTATCAAGGTGCGACTCGCGAACAATTAACTGGTCCAGGATTTACGCTTGAATCAGCACAACCATTTTTAGATATTTATCAAGGTGCAGCAGACCCAGCAGTTCGTGAAGTTGAGCGTCAAATAGCAGCACAACAAACAGCAAACAGAGCCCAAGCAGCAAGAGCAGGTGCATTCGGTGGCTCAAGAGCAGCAATCTCAGACATTCTGACTGCCTCTGAAGGTGCAGCAAGAGCAGGTGACATCCGCTCTCAAGCAGCACAACAAGGCTTAGGGTTCGCAGCACAACAATTTGAAGCAGACAGAGCAGCACGCTTTGGAGCTGAGCAAGCACTTTCCGCACAAGCAGAAAGAGATCGTGCCGCAAGGTTCGCAGCTGAATCAGACCTCTATGGCAGATTCGCTCAAGACAGAGCATTCGGTGCAGAGATGTCAATGGCAGACAGAGCTGCTCGTATGGAACAAGCCGAGCGTGATAGACAAGCAAGATTCGGTGCAGAACAAGCTGGTCGTTCCGCATACGAAACTCGTATGGCGCAAAGAGAAAGAGATCGGGCTGCACGCTTTGGAGCTGAAGATGTTCTCCGTCAAAGATACCAACAAGATCGTGAGGCTAGGTTCGGAGCAGAAGCAGCACAACGTGCCGCATACGAAACTCAAGAAGCCTCTCGCCTCCGTCAAGCAGAACAACTGCAGTCTTATGCACCTTTAGTTCAAGGACTTCAGGAACAAGCAGCATCAGGCATGCTTTCGGCTGGTGAGGCTCGCAGGAAACTTGATCAGATGGCTCTTGACCTCGCATATTCAGATTATGTTGAGCAAAGAGAATATCCATTCCAGATGTTGAATTTTGCAATGGGTGCTTTGAAAGGTGTCCCATATGAAACGACTCAATATTCGCTCTCGCAAGGTCAGCAATATGTTCAGACTCCGTCAATCTACGGCCAGACTCTTGGTGGTCTGGGGGCATTGGCCTCCGCATATTATATGAGTCAGGGGAGATAATTGAATGGCTATTGGTGATAACAAAGTTTTAGGAGCATCAGGCACAAACATTCTCAACCTCCCACAAGGTGCATTGAAGGCTCTCGGTGGTCAAGAGAACTTTCAAAATGCTATGCAGCTCGCTCAGGCTCTTCAGCCAGCCCCAAAGCCTATTGATCCTGCATTGCTTTCATTTATATATTTCTCTCAAATGGCAGCAGAAGCCTCCAAGCCAGGAGCCACTGCTCTGGGTGCAGCCAGCACTGCAGCATTGACTCCAGCACAATACTTGATGAAAGATTATGAGCGTCAGCGTGACAGAGAAGAAAAACTTCCAGCCACTGCTCTTCAGATCGCCAACTTGATCAAGCCAGCCAAAGGCACTGGTGTAAATTTACAATGGAAAAAACAAAACCCAGTCACGAATGAAGATGGATCCGTAAAGATGGATCAAAATACTGGTGCTGCAGTTTATAACTGGGCACAAGTTGATGGTGCAGGAAATGTCGTTCAGACCCAACAGTTCCCAGACCCAACATCTGCTGCCAAGCCTATAACACTGTATAATAAAGATGGCGAGTCTGTTCTGGTCACTCCAGGAACACAAGCCTACAAAACTGCGACTTCAGATGCTGAACAAGGTGGTGGGTTCTTCTTGACCAGCAAGCCTAAAACTCCTAGCAAGCCGAGCACTTATGTAGTCACTTCTGATGAAGGATTGAATCTTGGCGGTGTGAAATATGAAAAAGGTTCTGAAGTTCTGCTGAACAATGATCAAGCCAACACATTCAGCAACTTGATAGCAGAGCCACCAAAAACAGAAACATATAAAACGAGTGGCTCAGGAACTTTGGCTAAATATATGTCTGCGGAAGATGCAAAGAAATTTGTCATCGGTCTTAATTTGCCAGAAACTTCCCCGAACTTTCAAACTATCGTTGATAGGCTCACAGCCAAAAATGATTCTCAAATTGGCCAACCTATTTCAGATGCTGGCGTTTTCCTAGAAGTTGTGCCTTTCATGAAAGGTGATGAAGTCATCAATCTCATGTTAACCCCATCAAAGACTGCAGCAACACCATTCTTTACGACATATGTTGAGAAGCGTCTGCCGCTGATTGCCAAGGCTTCTGACACCTACAATACGACTGCTCGTGAGGTTCTCCCGAGAGTTGACGAAGCACTGACGCTTTTGAAATCAGGCAAAGTTGAAACAGGCAAGTTGACACAAGTCATGATGCCATTCAAGCAAGTCTTTAATCAGGCTTTCGGCATCAATGATCCTGAGATTGTGGGTCTTGAGACTTTGCAAGCGACATCAAACTTCTTGGCTCCGAAAATGCGTCCTGTCGGGTCAGGCTCAACCTCCGACATGGAATTCAAAGCCTACCAACAAGCAGCATTGTATCTCGGTAACACTCCTGAAGCCAACTACATCTCTCTTTATGCTTTCAAGAAAATGGCTGAAAATGGTGTCAGACTGAATCAACTTGAACAAGAGATGCTGACATCAAACGAATACACAAACATGAGAGCAGTCAATGAAGAATTGAATAAATTTGACCGAGGCATTTTTGAAAAATACACAGGAGACCCAGAAGACGAGGCTGCTGTGCTTGAGTGGTATAACAGTCTTGATGATGGTGCTGTTGTAATTAACAATGGGATCTTTGATTCCAAATCACCATATATAATTAAAGGATGGGGGTCATAATGGGTGGAATAGCATTACCTGATGGAGCAGGAGCTCTCGGCAATCCGTCTGCAAACCCGACACCAGAAGGTCAACAAGTCGCAGAGGCAAATGAAAAGAGCCTTTGGGAACAGATTGCTTCTCTTCCTGGAGGGATTTATGCTGCAGCCACTGGCGAAGGCATCCCGATTGAATTCCCCAACATCCCCGAAACAACTGAGATGGGGGACAATGCTCCAGGATTTTTTGAAGCATTCATGATGAACAACAAATTGATGTTCGCCAGAGATGATTTCGGTAAGGCTGAGATCATGCAAGATGCTTTCAAAGATGACGAACGCTGGGGTGGAGTTTACACCGACAAATTTGACAACCCTATGATTGTCTGGAATGGCAAACCATATTATGTCAACAAACCAGGATTTTCAGGCCAAGACATCGGGACATTTACTGGCGAGATAATTAAGTTCGCACCAGCCACAAAATTTGTCGGTGGAGCCAAAACTCTAGGCCAAACAATCTTGCGTGGAACTGGTGCATACGGCACGACTGAATTGGCAGGTCAGGCTGGTGAGGCTATGCTTACTCCTGAAACAACTGCAGCTAAAGACAGGTCAATTGAAGACTTAGCAGGTGAAGTCGGCACATCTACGGCTATTGGCGTGGGTGTTGATGTTTTGATGCCACCTATCGCTAAAGGTGTCAAGACTGTTGCCAAGGCATCAGGCAAAGCAGTCCCAGAGGGTGTCAGAACAATGTTCCCTCGTTTCAAGCCAGAGATTTTACAAGAATCAAAATACCCACTGACTCAGGGTCAGCGGACAGCTGCACTGCCTGATGCAAGAACAGGTCAGATAGGTCAGAAGACAACACCACAGCTTGAAGAAGAAGACATCATGCGATTCTCTGCTTCAAGTCAACCGACAGCCACAGGCATCATCCGAGCATTTGATGAAGACCAGTTGGCTCAGATTCGTGCAGACGCAAAAATACTTCAAGAAGAATTTGGCTCAGGTCAGGCAGGAGTTCTGGGTGCAGAAGACATCCCAACAGCTGCAGCAGAAGAGATCCAAGCAGGTGTTACAAAAACCGCCCAAAGCCTAAAACAAAGAGCAAGCAAAGCCTATGAAGTTGTTCAAGGTGCTGATGTTCAGCCAGTGATGGGTCGTCAAGGTGTTATGGACACTTCTCAGGCTGCATTGGATTCTGTCCTCAGCCCACAAGGTCTCGGAATCACTCAGCGTGAACTTGACAGGATGCCAATCCTGAACAAAGAAATTGCTTACCTCAGGAAGATCAACAGGCTCTCTCAAAATCCGAACTTCAAAGGCTCTCCGCTCAACATCCTTCATGGCTACCAAAAAAGCCTTAACAGAGCAGTGCGAACAGCTGAACAAGGTTCGCCAGAGGCTTTGGCTCTCGGGAAGATTAAAGAGCAAGTTGATCAGGCAGTCTTCAATGGCATTGAGACAGGCTTGATAACAGGTGATGAATCAGTCTTGAACTCGCTGAAAGAAGCCACAGATCTTTACAGACAGTATATGGGTCTCACAGGCAAAATGACAGGCAGGGATGCTCAAGAAAAAGCAGCAAACAAAATCCTAGAGCAAATCACCAACCCGAACTTTACACCCAAGCAGGTGGTAAACTCTTTCTTCGGTCATGCAAAATTCAACCCGAATCAATCAATGGGTCTGGTGCTGAAGAAGTTGAAAGGCATCCTGCCACCCGAACAGTATCAAGAAGTGGTTTCATTAGCCAAAGACGCTGTTCTTGAGAAAGCATTCTCAGGCTCTGGCAAGTCAGGTGTCACCCGAACAAACATCGTAAATAACTACAATGATGTGTTCGTCAAAAACAAAGCAATCACAAGCCTGTTGTTCAATGAAAAAGAGTTGGCTCGGATCGGACAGTTCCGCAATGATGTAATGCCTACGCTTTGGGCTGAGATCAAACTTAACCCATCAGGCTCAGGCTACACAGTTCTTTCAGGTTTGGCTCAGCAAGGTCTTTTGAACTATGCACGGGTCATACCGATCGTTGGCAGGGAGGCTGTTGAGAGCATTCAAGACATTGGTGCCGCAGGAACCGCAAGAGCCGCAACTCGCCAATACCTCAACAGAGTCAACAGACCTCTTTTCTCGGATGTTATTCAATCAAGCATCCGTCCAGAAGTCGTAACAGAAGAAGTGACAGAGGAGCAGATTTCACCTTCAATTAAATCAATCGTTGATGCAGCACCAGCGTCAGTGATTGAAAAGTTGAACGAAGCTGCGTATCCGTAATGCTTGCAGAGTTAGCAGCTGCAAATGCCGCATTTGCAGTTATAAAGCAGTGCGTCCAAAATGGGCGAGAGTTGACTGCAGCTGGCACAGCGATAGCAAATTTCGTAACAGCCAAAGAAGAACTCCAACGTAAAGGCAATAAGAAAAAAGGCAAAGGTGTTGGGGGTCATGATCTTGAAGAGTTTATGGCTCTTGAAAAGATCCGTGAACAAGAAGAGCAACTGAAGCAAATAATGATATACACAGGTCGTCCAGGATTGTGGCACGACTGGCAGAGGTTTCAGGCTGAGGCTCGCAAGTCTCGCAGAGTCCAAGAAGAGTTGGCAAAAAGAAAAAGAGAAGAGTTGCTTGAAGCAATAGCCGTTGGTGGCTTGATAACTGTTATCGCTGCAGTTGTGGTTGCATTCTTCTGGTGGCTTTATATCATGAAGCAGTCAAGATAGATTGAAGTTCTTCCCAGTCTTCTTTCTTCATGTTGCCAAGTTTTTTGTATGAAAGAAGATTGAAAAAGTCTTGACGGGATGGACGCTCAAAAAGCCTCTTGGCATCTCGGCCATGAATGAGACCAACAAAGTCCCGACCTACCCTCAACAACACCCAGCATTGGCCTTTGTGTTCGTCGTATTCCTTTAGCCAAAGCGATTGATTCAATTTAAGGCCTGTGCTCATGCGACTGCGTGGCCAGTCTTTCATATACTTCAATTCAATCCAGCCAGACTTGCCGTCTTTGATGTAATGAACATCGGGCATGCCTTTCATAACTCTGTTTTCAACACGATACATTTTCATGCCTTTGAGGGAAGTCCTCAGCAATACCCAAAAATTCTTTTCACTCATAGCGACCATTCTCCAGTTGTTTTGTTATAATTTTTATCATTTGCTCTATGTGCCTTATTATTTCGGGATCTGTTGCCCTATCCCGAATCTCAATCAGCCTTTGTCTCAACTCACTCTTCGTCATCGGTCAAGAAAAGCGAGATGGGATCTTTGGTGACGACATCTGCGAGGCTCTTTTTGCTTTGCAGTGCTTTAATGATTTTGCTGTCAATGGTTTTTGGAGCCTCAATATCGATATAAGTGACATTGTTCTTTGTTCCGATGCGGTGGCACCTGTCTTCAGATTGAAGACGAGTCTCAAGGTCAAAACTATTTGAATAGTAGATTGCACACTCTGCGGCAGTCAATGTCAGACCAATTCCTCCTGATTGCGGTTGACCTATGAAGTAGCGAACTTTCGGGTCATTCTGAAATCGCTCTACGGCGATCGCTCGTTGGTCGTTTGACACATCCCCGTGGTAAGCAACAGCCAAGTCACCTAAAGCACGCTCTATGGCTCTTAAATCAGCCTTAAATCGTGCCCAGATGATTACTTTGGTGTCAATGTCGCTAAGAATATCCAAAAGAGCCTGCATTCTGGGATTTTTCTCGTCAATGGGCTTGACTTCTTCTTCAGTCGGGAACCACCCACAAACAATCTGCTGAAGCCTCAAAAGCCGAGTGATGGTCTCTGGTGCATCAATGTGTTCGCCTTCAAGTTCGGCTATGAACTCTTTACGCAGTTGATCATACAACTTGCGTTGCTTCGGAGACAAGTCAACAGGGTGACGCTGATATATTTTGTCAGGCAAGTCTAGGCAGTCTTTTTTCAAAACTCTGAATGAGTGGCCTTCAATGTTCTTTGTCAACTCATCAACATTCTGATAGGAAACTATCTGCTTGTTCTCATAGCCACCCATGACACAATATCTGGCTCGGAAAGAATAAAAACTGTCATAGCCTAAAATGTGAGGGTCAAGAAACTTGAACTGGCTGTAAACATCTTCTGGTCCTTTGGTCACTGGAGTGCCTGTCATTATGCGACGATATTTAGCCATCTTTGAAAAACGAGTGATGATCTTTGTTCGTTTGGCTCCTGGACGCTTGATGCGGGAACTCTCGTCAACAACTAACAATACATCATTGCTGAGCAGGACTCTGTTCATCAGCCTTGTTGCTTTGTCACTGACAAAAGCCTCAACATTGAAGCTGAAGACTTTGAGAGTCTCTGTTTCAGCCAACACATCCTCAAAAGCATCCATTTCTTTTTTGCGCATGCTTGCGTGGTAGTAAACTGCTCTGGTCGGACACCAATCAGGCATGTGATCGGGAATCTCTTTGCTCAACCAGTTTCGGTGAACACCATTCGGGGCAATCACGACTAGGGCTGTGATCTTGCCTTTGCCGTAAAGATATGCCGCATTGTCAATCACGACTTTTGTTTTGCCTGTGCCTTGCTCCATCAAAAGTGCAAACGAGTCTTTGTCTCGGGAAAGATAAAAGGCTTTACGCTGATGACCAAAAGGACGAGTCTTGAACATGAAGTCGCCGAGATCTTCAGCTGGCTTGTCTTTTTCTTCTCTGTTCTTTTCAGCCTCACGCAAAGTCTGGATATAATTATCAAGGATAGGACTGGCCTCTTCAGTCCATTCAGCCTCTGGCCAAAATTTATGAATGTGCTCTAGGTTGGCACCAGTCGGTGCAAAAAGCAAATCCCTCCCCACCCACTTTTTGAATCCTGGGAGGGAAGAGAGTTTTTGGATTGAGTTGCCATCAAGTTTCGTTTTGGCTAGGCAATATTTGCCGTGAGCCTTTTCAATAATCATCCCCAATCTTTCTTATCTCCGTTTTCTTCGTTTTCTTCGTAACCAGCAAAATACTGCTCGGTTTCTTCTTCCGTCAACTCTTCAATCCTGATTTGACAATAGTGTCCGAACTCGTTAGTCCCATCAATGTAATAATGAGGGTTGCGTGGGCGACGATAGTAAGAATCCATCCCGCCACGCACAAAAGGTGAGCCACTGCCTGAATATTTCTTCATGCTGCTGCCCCCATGCTTTCCCGCTCGATGATCTTTGGGCGGTTGACCACAGTCTGCTTCTGGCCGTTGTATTCGTCGTGAGCCTTCACAGTAAACTTCGCTTTGATTTTGAAAGCGATGCGACGATCAGCACTCTGCTCAGAAGTGTGGATTCCTGTTCCGATAAACTTGTAGGCATTGCCATCTGCGTCCTCAATCATATACATGTATGACCGACCAAAATCATTATCAAAAGAAGTGATGAGCCGAGCAAAGCCTTCAACCTCAATACGCTCACCAACCTCACCAACATGAGTGGAGGCTGCACGCTTGTCACCAATGGCTTTGGCTTTTGCGGCACGCTCGTCGGCGAAAGACTTAGCAAGGTCATGCGCACGACCCTCGTCAGTGCGAACGAACTCGCGAACAGTTTTCTCACCATTCGGGGCAGAGCCATCGCTGTAGTGTTTGCAGCGACCAATGAACATCTCCACAACACCAACCTCATCAATCACGAAGATCCATGCCTTACGACGAGCACGACTGCCCCAGTTGTCAACATAGTTGACTTCACCAGACCCAACCAGGCCTTCGCAAATGATTGCATACTGGCCTTCAGCAACATCAACAGAATTGTCCCAAGCAGTGCATGGTCCAACATGATGGCTGCCAGTGCGAACACGCTTTTCAAAAAATGCAGCCTGACCTGATGACTTGAAAAAGCCACCATTGTTAACAAGACCTTTGAGGCTGCGGAACATTTCCTGATCGTAATCTGTCATCCATTTGAAGTTCATGATTCTTTCCTTTCTCAATTAAGCAGAGGCTGCAAGTGGCTCAATCAACCAAGCGTCTTCGCTCTTGGGATCGAACTTCGGGTTCTCAACCACAAAGTAGTTGTGGACGAGTTTGTTCTTGTGTGGAGTCGCTTCCATGGCGATCCATGCGTCAGGGTTCTGGTTGTCAATGGTCGTGAAGTCACGAGTGTCAACAACGATGAAATGCTTTGTGATCTGGATCACATACACCTTGCCAGGAAGAAGAAGTTTGAGGAAATTTTCCAACTTCATCTTTGACTTGTTGCCAGCACCAACACTTGAGATCGGGAACCATTCACCTTTGACGCCAAGAGCCTTGCATGACTTCATGAGGTCGGTGTTGGTGATGCCTTTGGCATGACGCTTGCCACGAACTTTTTTGGCAACCTGATAGGCTGGCTCGTATGAAGTTCCGCAAGCAACTGCGATGGCATATGGACCACACCAAGTTTTGCGACTGTTGCCGATCCAGTCAGTGATTGCACGGCGATTTGGAGTATGTTTTTCCATGATATTTTCCTTTCTCAAAATGGGAACAATTTCCCTTACTCTGTTAGTATCGCTCTTTCTGGGTAAAAAGGCAACAAAAAAATAACAAGAAAGTGTTTTTTATATTCAACAAATTCAAAGACTTATGAAAGTTTACGAATTTTTTCTACATAAATCTTTCTGAATCCTGCTTTGATTTGGCCTTTCACGAGATACCAATCACCAAGTCTGCCATCCTCAACTATGGGCTTGCCCATGCGTGAATATTTGAAACGATCAATGGTTGAAATGATTGGGCCAGTGTCATCCTCAAAAGTCACATTCAGCCATAGGTTATTGTTCTCAACTCTGCGACCGCCACGCTTGGCTAGATTGACTGTCTCATTCATGTCCCGCAAGTTCTTCTCTTTCAACTTCCCGAAGAACACAAACATTCCTGGATTGTCAGCGTCCAAATCAATGATGTCAGTGATGGGTGAAACAATCTTGTGTGCGGCTGGGTCAGCCTTGATGTGTCCGAACCTTCTCTCACACTCAAAAATATCGTCGTAGGGTGTGCTCCCGTTGTCCAGGAGCGATTCTTGGCGAGGAGTCAGAGGTTGGGCCATCTCACGTCTGTTAACGATGTCCTCAGCCATTTTTGGACCGATACCTTTGATACCGATCAAACCACCGATCAACTCACCATCTTGCACCGACCAGTTGGCCTTTGATTTGAATTTGTCAAATGACTTGTAGTTGAGTCCTTCTTTAACAACCTCACGCAAAAGCCTGACAGCTTGTTCGTCATCTTTCACATTGCGGAGGCAAGCAGCAGCAAACTCCAGAGGAAACTTGCTCTTCAAAACGCAACACCAATAGCTGACTAGGCCATATGCGATTGCATGTGAGCGGTTGAATGCCCATGAGCCCATTGTGTTAATGTTGTCCCAAATGCGTTGGGCTTGGTCTTCAGGGATGTCATTCTCAGCTGCACCAACTTTGAATCTTTCCCAGAATGTGTCAAAGTATTCTTTGCCGTATGACTTGGACATTGCTTTGCGGAGGGTTGATACATCTTCCCATGACAACTTACCCACATCTCTGGCTATTGTCATCACTTGTTCCTGATACACCACGACCCCATTGGTCACCTTTGTGATGGCCTCAGTCATTGGGTGAAGATACTCAACTGGTGCCGCACCTGTGTGGCGTTTGATGAACTGAGTTGTGCCTCCTGAGTTGAGTGGTCCAGGACGAGCCAAAGCAGTGATTGCTGCGATGTCTTCAAACTTATGCACTTTCATCTGACGAGTCACAGACTGCAATGCGTAGCCTTCAAACTGAAAGATCCCTGCATATTTTTCGTCGTTCAGGACTTTGAATGCCTCTTCATCCTCAAGAGGATATTTTATCAACTGATCACGAGTCCACCCAACCTGATCAAGAACATCTTGAAGCACCGATAAAGTCCTCAAGCCCAAAGCATCAATCTTCAGCAGATTAAGATCCTCTGCGTCCTTTTTGTCAATCTGGGCTGCACCTGTTTGGCCTGACACCGAACAATATTGGCTGACGGGATATTCAGTGACAATGATACCTGCGGCATGAACGCCATTGTGTCGGGCATGATTCTCCATGTCTGCGGCAACTTTGATCTGAGGATATTTCTCAAGCACCTTTCTGCCAACATCAAGTTCGTTGAATGTGTCAAGAATGCAAAACGCTGCACGAGAGTCACCAGAACTGCGTTCAATGATTGCACCTTTGAGGTCGTTCACTTCCCATGCTGGAATGCCAAGTTCTTTGGCAACTTCTGCGATTGTGCTTTTGGCTTTGTAGCGAGAGACTGTTCCTAAGTGGGCAACCTTTTCCGCACCATACTTTTGCCTTAGATATTCAAACACCATCTCTCTGCGGTCGTCCTGAAAATCAATATCAATATCAGGCAAGTCTTCACGAGTGATGTCAATGAATCTCTCAAACAGCAAGTCATGCTGAATCGGGTCAATGTCTGTGATGCCTGTGAGGTAGCAAACTAGTGAGCCTGATGATGAGCCTCTGGCTGGTCCAACGAGCATGTGTTCTTTGGCGTAGTTAATCATGTCAGCGATGACATAAAAATAGTCCTCAAACTCTTTTTCTGCAATCAACTTCAACTCTCGGTCAAGACGAGCCTCATAAACTGGGTCAGTGAGGTCAATGTTGCGTGGTGGTGCACCTTCCTCACACATTTGGCGCAAAGTCTTTTCAGCGTGAAATGAAACCATCTGTGCGGTTGGCAAACTTGCGTCGCACATCTCAGCAATCTTGTAGGTGTTCTCAATGGCTGACTCTGGTGCCCATGGCACTGCGTCTCTCCACTCCCACTCATTGAGGATGTGCATCTGGGCTGTGCGGTCTGTGCGGTTGCGACCGACCAACACCTCGTATGCCTTTTTGTCTGTGGTCTTGGGATAAAAGTTGTCAGAGGTGGCCACGACTTGAAAGCCTTTTTTCTCTGCGAAGTCCAGAGCCTTGCGGGTGCTCATTGGATTCAACTCAATATAAAGAGTGTCTTTTTTGGTCAAAGGCAACAATCCCCAATCTGGGTTCGTTCCACTTAAAATTATAACATTGTCGCTGATATCAAATAAGTCCTCGTAACTGAGACGAGGATGATAATAAAAATGATCTTTGTCGGTGCTCTTGGTCACCAACTGATATATCTCTGTCAAGCCATCATTGTTCTTGGCTATGAATGCCATGTCATTGGCTGGTTGTTTTGAGCGATCTGTTGCGTCTCCCACGATCGGAATCTCAACCCCAAGCAGAGGCTTGATGTTTGCTTTTTTACAGGCGTGCTCAAAATTCACATGACCCCAAGTCCCAGAATCACAAATGCCAACAGCCTCTCCGCTGATAGCCTCAATGACCTTGTTGATTGGTCCATAGGCTTTACGGAAACTGTATTCAGTCCTGGTTCTTATGTTCAGCATTTTTCACCTGTTTGACTAAAAATAATATGTCGCTTGACATTTGATGTTTTGAAATGTAATCCGCAGGAGCGATTGTGTAGGTTTCTTCCCACCTGCGGATCATCTTTTCTATGTGGCTTTGAATTTCATTCGCTGTCATTGCAGTGCTGCTTTGATAAGAATGAAAACCAATGCACCTACGATTGAACCGATAGTTGCTGGATCCATTATATATGTCCCTCCTTTTTATACCATTGGATGATGCGGACAGTTGCTTCCACATCGTTGATTGAGCGGTGTGCTCCCTCTATCTTTTCACCGAACAGATCTTCATAGATGTCGCCCAGTTTACGCTTTTTGCCCCAGACTGACTCTCCGACCTCAACTGTGCAGATGTGATCATACGGCCATGGGAACTTGGTGAGTTTGTCAAGCCTCTCCAATTCAAATTTTAATATCTTCCTATCAAAAGGCAAGTTATGAGCGACAATTGATTTTTCACCAAGGAAGAATTCACACAAAGGCTTGTAGTTCGCGATGAATGGCTTTTCATCTTTGAGCATGTCGTCGGTGATGTTTGTGATCTTGATGATCTGTGGGTCAAGTGGGTGCCCAGGATTGCAGAAGAACTCAAGCCTCTCAACCTCCTCAAGATTGTCGTCCAGTTTGATTGCACCGAACTCAATGATGCGAGGTTGAATGTCTAGGTCAGAACCTTCCGCTTTGGGCAAACCTGTGGTCTCTAGGTCAAACACTATCATCTTCTGCTCCCCACTTGAATGAATCCAAAGACTCAAGCATGAATGCATAAACACCCAAGTCATGAACTGAATCAATTGTGCTCTTGTTGACTTGAGGCCAAGCCTGAGCATAGCGAGTCAACTTAGCCACGACCATGTTGACGATGCCGAATCTGTTCCAGTCTTCAACTGTTTCCAACTTAATGCCTTTGGGGAACAGAGCAGTCATCACCTGACCATGCTGAAGATAGTTGTCGCCATATTGTTTGTTGCGTTGTTTGAAAGTGGCAAGAGCCTCTTCAATGCACTCAATTGGCTTTCTGTTCTTCAGACTCTCGTTGCTCATATCCTTCTTGGCGTCCTTCTTCGAGACCATATTCTTTTCCTTCCTCATAACCTTTTTCATATGCTTCGTCTATGCGAGACTGAATGTCGTCATCACTAACATTCGCTCGCTCAATGGCTTGTTCAAGTTCCCATCGTAAAGTTGCACGGACATCAAACACCCTAGCAACCTTTTCCCTGTCCAACTCAATGTCGTTTCCAAGTAATCTCAACTCAAGCATCATATGTCTCCTGGAGCAACTTGGAGGCAGGTAAGACCCTCGCCTCTCCACATGTCAACAACAACCTTTCTGTCCTCAAGCACAAACCAAACATTTTTGTAATTTATGTGCTCATCAAGCAACTTCTTTTTGCAATCAGGATCAGAAGCCATGTCACCATCAGGTCTCATGATCAACCTATTGAAAGGAACATCATTCAGCCTCAGCCACTTTTCAGTGTCCTTGCGGTGTTGTTCGTTACGAGCTGTCATTACGACTATTTCAGTCTCATCGTCATCAGCAAGCATGCGGACAATATTGCAGATGTTTTGGATTGGCTTGTCGTTGATGCCCTCTGAATTGAACTTCTCGTAATCACGCTGTTTGTAGTAGCGGATGCGGTGAGTGTAGTCAGACAGAGTTCCGTCAAGATCACAAATGATTATGCGTTTATCCATGATGGTGCCTCCGTAAATTTGTATGTGCCGTTTTGAATGTGGCCAACCTTTTCACCGATGTAATAGTTGCGATAAGATTGAACTGGGTCATCAACTTTGTATTCATCAGGCATGCCCAAGTGAGGCTCTGTAAACTTCCCGAAAGGGATGTTGTCTGGCAACTTGTTGAGGGCAGGAATCAGAGCAGCATGATTGTGATTGACTGGCTCTTTTTTCTTTGAGCCATAACGCTGATAATATTCCTTGGCGAGTTGTGTGACCATAACCAGAAGCCAGTTGTAGTTGGCTGCTGACTGCCTGACCCACTTTGAGCACGGATGATTCTCGTAGCCCATCGGGAACATGCCAACCTCGTCGGCATACTCATCGCCATCCAAAAACCTATGCGCACAGCAAAGCATGAGCACAGACTCGGATATCATTTTGTAGGTGTGCACATCGCAATGGGATTGTGCAGCGACAACAGGGTCGTTGTCTAAGTAAAATATATTCATCGTTTGTTCCTTTCTCAGTTGGGTTATTTTACCTTATCTACGATCCAAACAAAAGCCTTTTTATACGCTTCAAAACTGAATCAGCGTTTTTGACAGCCTTGTCTGCCTCAGCATAAACTTCATCGAGAGAAGATTGTTCTGTGCCAAAAAGTTCGTTCAATCCTGGCTCAAGTGCTTTTGCTAACTGAGCCTTTGTGTATGTGGGCTTTTTATGATACAGGATGTAGTTGACTGTGTTCAGAGGCAACTTCACTTTCTTTGATATTGCGGATGCTGTCAGCCCATCTTTTCTCAGGGCATGAACTTTATCAACTGTGATTTGCTTTATCTTTCTGCGTGCCATGATTCATTCCTTTCTCACTTGTTGAGTGCTTTATACATGGATGGTGCTGCCCACTCAGTTGGGGTCAAGAATGGCTCAGCCCAAGGATGGACTGCGACAACTTCACTCACCATGAGTTTGAACACCTCTTGGTATTCACCTTGTGCTCTTGGAGAGAGACGAGACTTGGCCATCTCACTCAGTGTGCGCAGGTTGAATTTGGCGACGATATTGGTATGGATGTTAGTTGGCAAAACGCCACGAGCATCTTCAGCAGGAACAATCTCCCGCAATGCCTGATACGAATCATTGATGTCAGCCATAGCCTTATCATACAGAGCCTTGGCAACTTCATTCTCGGCGATGCGTGGTGGAGTGTAATACCCGAACCCACTCATATCAACTGTTCGCTGAGACTGTTGGGCATATGAAGCCTGACGAGTCCGCACGAACTGGTGAGTGAAGCCTCTGCTGACATCACGGATGTTAAATGTGTAGTCAATGAACTCCCAAGATGAGCGGATGGTCTGAAGCATGTAATCCAGCTCCTCCTGCTTTTTCTCGTCAGGCCATTCAGCGATCTGTGAATAGGCATCGTCATCATTCATGAGACGAGTGTTCTTTGTGAATAGCAGTAGATTAACTGCATCATCGGTGTAACTTATCAATTGGACTTTCATGTTATTCTCCTTTCTGAGAGTGCATCAAACGAGCGTAGTCCGACTTTGCTCGTATGAATCCTTCAATGTGCTGCAGGTCATCCACAACATCATCAAGTAAAAGTTGACGCCAAGTTGCGAACCTACCCAGCGAGTAGATGCCATACTTGGTTGTCATTTCAAATATGAATTGTTTACGCAGATCCTCATTAATGGGTCGGATCTTTCCGTAATATTGCTCTGATTGTTTCAGATCAACGATTGAGTTGGGCTTGATACCAAAGTCATCCATCAACACACTCATCAAGTGTGGACCAATCGCTCCGTCAGGCTTGCGCACAAATTCAGAGATGACAATGTCACCAATCAAAGATATGCGATAATATGGGACAGTCGGGTCAGGATAATAAATGGTTTGATAAACATCACACTCTGGCGAATCAATGCGACCTTTTTGCGTCCAGACCTGCTGGGCAGGGAACTCAGGGATGCCTTTCCACTTCACAATCTTCATGAGTGCTGGCATGGGTATGGTTGATATGATTGGTCGGTTAGGCTCCCACTCACGTGTGTCCTCAAGATCGCCGAGAGTCAACTTGGCTGAATATTCAATGTTGCAGTTTCCTGCCATCTGGTTGATCAAGTCCCATGGTGCGATGTATCGCTCAACAGGAGCAAGGTTGTTGATTGATCTGTTCAGAATTGAACCTGTGACCTTTTGAGAATACAGATTGCTCAAGAACAGATTTGGGGTGGTCGTGATCTTGCCATCATACTTGATAGCCTTTTGAACTTTGACCTTTTTGAAAGGGATGGCACAAGCAGTGCCAACCTTGTCGGTGCGGAATCGGAGCAGAGCTCCATGATTGTTCGGCAGTTCTTTTTGAGCCTCACAAACCACTGGTTTGAAACTGCGCATCATATTTCCTGCTAGCAACCCTGCCAGCCCTGCTCCGTAAATAATCATCAGTCTAAAATCCCCGCATAGCCTTTTTGAATATCCCAAGCCAGATCTTGACGACGACCACCTTGAGCTATGTATGACTCATAACTCACTGGCTCGCCAGCATTGATGAGGATGCCCATGGAATGAAAGCCATGAGTGTTCTGACGACGAGGGTTCTTTTCAACAAGAGCACGAATCATCTTGCCTTCAAACCCAGCCTTGCGTCCACGCTTCTTTGTGGCATTGGCTGACTTGACATGAACTTCAACATCTGCTTTGTTGTCGTCTTGATTGAGGATTTCCTCATTCATTTTCTTTTCTCCATTCAGGTGTTCAAAAGGTGTTTGCTCCACAGGAATCTCTTGAGCCAGTTTCAGAAGTCTGGCTGCACCTGTGCGAGTGTCAGCGAATCTCTTCACTGCGACTTTGGTGTTGTTGTTGTAAACTCTGACGATACCTTGATTGGTGGTGTTGCGATTTTCAAGCAACTCGTCAACGGAACTGAAAACAACCAAGCCATTGCCCATTTTCTGAGCGATACGCTTAGAGCTGAAGGCACGGATGGTGTTTTGTTTGTAGTCAATAGCAAACGCTTTCATGATTTTTTCCTTTCTCAAAAAGTCAGAATTTTTCTGACTGTCCTGTTAGTATGCGCCAATTTGTCATAAAAGGCAACAAAGAAAGTGATTTTCTTTCTCAGCATTTTCAAAGACTTATGAATTTTTAAGAAATTAAATTGCATAGTGCCTCAAACTTCTTGGCCTCACGATGAGGAGATTTTGCTTGGCTCTGGTCAGTGCAACATACCAGACTCGGTTCTCTTCATCTGTGTGAGAGTTCTCCCAACTCAGCCGACCCATGTCAGTCGCCAAAACAACATTGTCAGCCTCACCACATTTGGATTGGTGGATGGTTGAGATGTTGATTCTTGGCTTGTCTGAAAACTTTTCACCATTGCGCAAGCATGACCTTAAATATTCTCTTTCGTCTGGGGCTATCCCTCTCAACATTGTCATCCAATCAAAATTCTTTGCATCCTCAGGCAGACCCAAATCAGTCAAGCCATATGATTCTTGTTTCACTAGATTCACATTGAATCCAAAAAATTGTATAACATTTTTGGCCTCGTGTAAAGAGACCTTATTGCCTTTGCGCAATCTTTCCCAAGTCAGTATGGCTCGAGTCTCCTCAGACTCAAGAGAGTGCTTGCCGTTGTAGGTGTAGGCATAGCCCTGTTGCCTCACGGATTGTTGAAATCTGTTCATCAAATATTTACTGCGTGACAAGCACATCCAAGTTCCCTCGCCTGAGAAATCAATCTGCTGTTCATCCGCAACATAATCAACAGAGCCTTCTTCGCTCTTTGGTCGCCATGGCTTGACATAGCGGTGTTTTATACGGCCAACAACTTCTGCAGCCAATCTGTGCACTGAGCGAGGGATGCGGTAACTCTGAGGCAGAACCATTCGGTCACCTTTAAGGGTTAAAAACTTATTGACATCAGCCCCAGCCCAACCAAAGATGGCTTGGTCGTCATCGCCAGCAATGTAGACTTCCTCAGCATTTTGGGAGGCCATGATAGCCATTTTGTATTGAAGCGAACTGAGGTCTTGAGCCTCGTCAATGATGCAAATGTCTACTGGGAGTGGTGCTGAGAATTTTTCAAGCATGTCTGTGAAGTCCAAAAGCCCATTGTCATGCTTGTAAGTCCTGAGGGCAGTGTCATATTGCTTGACTGCGTGAAGAGTCAGATCATTGATTTGTGTAAGTTGATATTGAGACTCCAAGTCTCTGAGGCCAACTCTTGCCAATGATTCAATTCTTGAGCACTTGTCACCAAGCCCATCCCCAACATGAATGCCAAGGTTCTCATCATAAATGCCTTTGAACTCAACACCCAAAGCCTTGCCCAACTTGCGATAGTGTGCATTGGTCATTACCTCGTCTCTTTGGAGGCCAAGTTCTTTGAAGGCTAAAGAGTGAAGTGTTCTGAAGTAGGGGAATCTGCCTTCATCAAAACCAAACTGTGCCATGGCTCTTTCTTGAGCCTCGTATGCTGCTTTGCGAGTGAAGGCCAAATAGGCTATCCGCTCAGGAGCGATGCCTCTGCTCAGTGCATCTTCAACGATCCTCAGTAGGGTTGTTGTCTTGCCTGTTCCTGGTGGTCCAAGTATTATTTGCACTCGTCTCATGTTCAGTTCCTTTCTCAGTTAGCACGTGGTGGCATGAACCACACTTTACCTTTGTCGGCTCATTACGCCAAATGCGACCACGAGTCATCTTGCCACAAAAGTCGCACTCTATGAATCTTTCGTAGTGTCTTTCGTATTCATTCTCTTTCGACATAAACTGTGTTCCCGTTTCTTAAATATTCAAAATGCTCAATCATTTTTTCAACATCTTTGAAATAGTCTTTTGGCACTGCACAGTTACGCAAGATCCCGAGTGTTCTGTCAACCATGTCATTGGCCTTTGCCTCAGTCATTTTTTTGACTCTTTCATGGCAGTTGACTTTTTGCCTCTGCTTGAAATCATCGTGGGGTGAAGTCATTAAAACTCCTCCGTCACAGTTGTTGGGATGTCCAAGTCATCTTCATCATCATAGAATTCAGGTGCTGGGACTGACCATACTTTAACTGGTTTTGACTTAATCCGAAAGGTTTTTCTGTCACCACCGAGATTTCTTAGCCATGACCAAACTTGGTGTTGGGAGGGATAGCGGAAGCGTCTGGCGTCCAGATATATAAAAAGGTCTTCGGAGCGAAAATAGACTTTGCCCTCATCAGAGTCGTGCCATGGTTTGGCGTTCATGATCTCATCACGATGACGAGCCTGCACTTTACCAGTCAGGAATGAGTCAAGCATCTTTTCAAACTGACCCTGCGGAGATGCATCATCTGGGTCAACAACAACTTCAACAGACCCCAACAGTTCATTGATACGTTGCTCCCAGCGTTGGGCTGGCATTGTGCTTGGGCATTTGTTCAACTTCTCAACACAAAGTTTTTGCAGCTGACGCTGATCAAGAAGTTGCTGAGTGGTCACCTCAATACGCTCGCCTTGTATTTCAATATACCAACGCACTGATGATCGGTTTTCAGTTTCGTATTTTGTTATGGCATCAATCTCTATGGCTTGGCCACCACCAACCCCACCCACGCCATATTCACGCTTCATGCATTTGGACTTTTCACAATAGTTGCAGATTGGTGCTTGCTTGCAGGTGTAGGCGTAATCCTTTTTTGAAACAGACTTGATTAGGCCATTGACCTCACCACTGGGGAGTGGCTCAGGCAGATGCTCATAGTTGAATCGCATCAAATCTTCTTGCCAGTCGTCTGGATTCTTCTTACGGTAATAAACACCCACATTGAACAAAGAAATGTTTCGGCCACCTTCTGGAAAGCCCATTGTCATGATGTGTTGGAGGCAGGGTGGTCCATCCTCAAACATATTGATAAGTTCTGGAGTGAAGTTTTCAAGAGACTCGTAGTTGGTTTGCTTTTTCTCAGCAAGATCTAAAAATTGCTTGAGGTTAAGTTTTTTGCCTTTGTGGATTGCGTGGCGTTCAGAGTCGTCGCCATCCCAATAACAGAGATTGATCCAGTTGCCTCTGTCACGCTCATTGGCACGAGAAATTTGCTTGGGGAAAATTTCAGCCCCACCATAACCTAATGTTGCAGCGAACTCGTTAAGTTTAGCCACCATATCAATAGCGGCAATCGCAGGTTCACAAAACAAATAAAGATGAGCACCACCAGACTTAGAGCGGCACAAAACAAGAGGCGTATCTTCAATTTTCTTTTCCAACGATTCAAGCGACTCGTTAAGTTTTACCTCGCCTCGGATGTCAATATCAATAACTCCAAAATTGCATGAGTTGTTTTCACGCAACATTATGATTCCAAGAATGTAGTCGCCACCTTTGAGGTGGGCTTCAAAATGTTCGGTTGTTGCTGGTTCGGCCACTGTGACTGCACGACCAGACATTTTGCCGTCTGCTTCTTTTTTCTGCACACGATATTCGCCATGGGCTTTTTCATAGCCACGGAACAGACGCATAAATCTTTTGGTTATTGCAGAATCCATTTCAGTTCCTTTCTGAGTCGTCGGGGGAGAGTTGCCCCTCCCCCTAGATGAGCAATGATTACATTACATCATCATCTTGTGACTCAGGAGAAACTTTCACTTCACCTGATGCGACCTGAGATTTGAACTCACGAGCAGCAAGATAAATATCTTTGCCCATGGGGTGGTTCTTCAAAATGCCACCAGACTTGGCGTCATACTTCATTTTGATCGACCAACCAAACCAAGATCCTTGGTCATTTTCTTCAGGAACTGTCGTCAGATCATAGGCAGTCCAGAACATGGCAGGGTTAATTTTTTGATCCCCGACTTGAACCATAAGCCTGTTCATCATTGAGTTCCACTGGCGAGCCTTTTTTAATTGTGACTTTGCCATTGAAAGAAGTGCGGGAGTATAGCCGTTTTCGTCAACTATGAAAACAAAATACTCACCTGTTGGGACAATCTCGTTGCCTTCGTCTGTCAGGTATTCACCACGACTTCCACGAGTGCAATTTTCAAGACAAGCCGAGTCAGGTCCATGGTCAGCGACCAAGCCACCTCTATCAGGCTTCCACTCAATGTGAGCACGTCTGTAGCTGATTGGCACCACTGTGATGCCTTTCTCGCCATCAGTCGCTATGTTGGCTACATTGTCAAGAATGAATCCTGGCTCTGCACCTTGAACATATGCACCATCACGCTTGTTCACTTGTGGTGACATTTGTTGCAAAATGCTTAGGCGAGGAATCATCAAGTCCTCTTTGTTCATGCCTTCTTGGCCTGCACCTGCGTCTTGAAGCAAGATGCTTTCATCAAAGGCTACGACATTGGACTCTTTTTTAGTTGCTACTTCATTTGCCATCATTCTATCTCCTTATGTTGGCTCTGCGTCCCATGTAAACACGGAACAAATCAACAGGGACATCTTTGCCTTCACTCAACCGCTCTTTAAGAGTCGCATTGAGGGATTGCGGATGCACCCCAACTGCACGCTTGTAATAAATCTTTCGGTCACGCAACTCTTCAGTGAATGCGTTGCATGCGTCATCTTCATTACGACCAAACTGAACCTCAACATTGCTTTTTATTAGGTCGCCAAGTCCATTGGCTCTTAACCATTCAAAGCACTGCTGTTGGAGTATCCGCATAGCCTCTCGCTCGTCTTCATCCTTGACACGATCAATCGCACCTTGGGATGGGACGGAGGCTTGGATAACATCTTTCACTTCAACCTTTGCACCATTGCTCAGGGTAAAGTTCTTGATGTTCAGTTCTTGCATTAAGTCAGGCAAGTCCTGTTCTGCCAACATCTTGAGATCCTGCTTCTTTGCTTTCAGTGCCTCGTCCAGACGATTGATCTCATCTTCGAGATCATGCATCCTTTGAGCCATGTCAGCGATCGCACCAAGTTCATTGGACGCTGGTGCCACGTCCTCAAGCAGATCTATATCTGTCATACGCTTTCCTTTCTCAGTTCTAGGGCTACAGGCATATACCAACCTTTACGGCGATCCCTTTCACCCTCTTCCATATTGCGTTCCCAACGGAGAACACGCACTGTGTTGGCCTTTTCGCTAGCGATCATACATGATATCATCACAGCAATCGGGTCACCACCTCCAGGCCAGAGGAGATAATCCTCTGACGAGAAGTCCTTCATGATTCGACGAGCCTTCTGGACGCTTGGTCCAGGAAGAAACTGGGGTTTGTCATTGGGCTCAAAAATAACTTCAAGTGCACCATACCTACTGGCATCACTCAAATCAGGCACCCAACCAAACTTATTCTTCACAGGTCGATTCACAACATAAACTTTAGGCATCCTTTTTCCTTTCTCAGTCTAGGCCAAGTTCCCTCAGATCTTCACCTGAAAAAATTGCCTCTTCAAGTTCATCATCCGTCATATTATCAATGCGATGAGCGATCTCTTCACGGCGAAACTTTTGCAACCTTTTATTCATTTGAATCTTTTTCTGCCTTCTGGTCGGTTGCTTTTTTGGTGCTGTTACCTTTTTCTTAGGTGGGGTTGCACCTTCAAGTATCGCTGTCTCAAGAGTTCTGAAAGTGTGCCCACATGAATCGCAAATGCGTTTACGACGAGTGCCTTTTGACTCTTTGTCCATGCGGGAGTCAAGCACTGATGTCTTTTTCTTGCACTTTATACAATTCACGATGATAGCATCCTTTCTCAATGGTGTGACTGAGGCTTCTCAAGGTAGCGTCACTAATCATGGCACTGAGGCCACCAACAGTCCTGAACGATGTCCACGCTCAAGTCACGAGGTTACTATGCCTGAACCGAAAACAAAAGAAAAGAAGAATTTTTCAAAGAAACCACTCTTCCTCAATAAAAACAATTGCGAAACCAAAGATCCCAGTCTTTTCAACATCGTCTGTTTTTGGACCCGTCCTTGGCCTCTTTCTTATAAGGGAATATTTTGGGTTGTTGTTGTGTTGTGTAAAATTTTGAGATTTGTGGTTTCGTTGGTTTCGGTTGGTCGTAAGTCTTTGTATTGAAAAATGAAATTGGGCGTTCCCAGACTCAAAAACATGGGGAAACGCAACCCAGTGTTTGGGAACTTTCTTCTTAAAAATTTGTAAGTCCTTGTTTTGACTGATAATAAAAATCAATTTATTTGTTGCCTTTTTTGTCAAAATCACCGATAATAACAGAGTAGGAAATGACCTACGACACTGAGAAAGGAAAAAAATCATGTTTATTCGTTACGCTATCAAAGTTTTTGAAACTATCATCTCTCGTGAAGACGGACGCAAGGCTGATTGTGAGCCTCGTTACTTCAGCGATTTTCGTGGTGATCGTCTCATTACTGATTCCCATGTTGTTCAAACTTTTGAAACATCTGAAGAAGCCCAAGCCATCATTGATGGGTTGCCTGTTGGGCGTTGTGGTGCAACTTACAATGAAAAATATGCTTATGAGGTTGAGCCGATCCATTACAGCTATTGCAACATGCATGGTTGGTCGGATGTTTATCCATTTGAGATCATCCGTGTTGTTTCGCCAAAGACCATTGAAGTCAGAGCGATGATTGCTGAGTTGGATGAGGATTTTAAGCCTGATATCATTCCTGGTGGCTTTTCAGGTCATTGCGTTAACCAAAACAAGCAGACTTACAAATACAGATCTTGCCCAGAGGGTCAGGTGATGAAAGTTCGCCTCGGTAAAAAAGGTTGGAAGTCAGCCATGGGCAAACATGTTCTGTCAACTCAGCCAAGAAAGTTTTACGACTACAACTTTTAAGGTAACATTGGGGGAGGGCAACCTCCCCTCCAACTCTTGAGAAAGGAAATATTATGGTTTACAAGTTGCGTTTCGTTAACATCCCGCATGCGTCCATCGAGGACAAAGTGTTCAGGGATTTGGGTGAAGCCAAAAAGGCTGCAGAGCAGACTGGCTTTGATACTGTTGTGGAGGGTTTTGAGGCCAATGGTCGCCTCGCCTACATGTTGGCTCATTCAGTTATTGGAGGGTGGACAAAATGATTAAGTTTTTATTGAGTGCGGTCTTTTTGGTTGCATTTTCTTGGTTGATGGCTTTTACGCTGATCAACTTCATGCTCAATTGCCAGTCTTGGGATGAAAGTTATTGGACTGAAACCAGCTCATGCGTTTATCCGAGCCAGATGTTGGGGTTGGATTAATGAACATTTGTCCATCGTGCTATAACAAATTGTCAAGAAGCAGGAGTTGTTGTGGTTTTGTATGGTCAAGACCTGATCAAATTCAACCAAACATAAAACTTGACTTTATGGCCAAAGAGAGCGATCGTAAAGAGAAGAAGCAAGGATTTTATTCATATTTCTCCTCCCTAACTAGCCCAGCACAACGCTGGGCTTTTCTTTTTGGCAAAAATAAGTAATAATCATGACAGTTAGTTTAACTGCTGACCACAGAAACTAAGGTTGAAAGGCTGAAAACATGTCAGAAGAGAAGAAAAAACTTGGTCGTCCACGGAAGCCTGTGGAGCCTGAGACGATCGTAAAGCGTCCAATCAAGGATGGCCCACCCATCCAGCCAGACAAATGGGATGGTCGTTTCAAATCAGTTGAGCCAATGAAACACCAGAAAAAGGCTCGGCAAAAACCATACAAATGGAATCACCACGCAACAATCAATTGGATCATGGGACAAGCAGATCCTGTTGGTTTTCTTGCGTCAGTGATGCAGGGCAAAGAGATATTCCCTGTTTATGCAAAGGACGCAGAGGGATTGGCCACTGAGGCTGGCAAAATTGCAGCAGATCCCGAACTGCGTGTTATGGCTGCTAAGACACTTCTGGGCAAGTGCGTCCCAGACCTAAAGGCAGTAGAAGTGAAAGCACAAATTGAAGAGAGAAAGGTTCTGGATATTTCCAGATTAAGTGATAATGACCTCAGCACCATTGAAAGAGTTCTTGAACACGCTGTCATTGACGGAAGTGAGAGCGGAGAAGATGAGGAGATCACTGAAGGAGTTTACCAAGAGCTCTTGGCCAACAATTGAACCAGGACGAGAGTTTCATGACAACTGGCATATTGACGCTATCAGTGAACATTTGCAGGCAGTTGTTGAAGGTGACATTCGGAGATTGATCATCAACATACCACCGAGACACATGAAGTCTATTTCGGTTGCTGTTGCATTGCCTGCTTGGACTTGGACCATCCAGCCGCAGAAGCGGTTTTTGTTTGCGTCATACGCATCATCACTTTCCGTAAGAGATTCGGTAAAATGCAGACGCCTGATTGACAGTCCATGGTATAAAGCACATTTCGGCGAAACATTCGCTTTGACAGGCGACCAGAACCAAAAGCAAAGATTTGAGAACGACAAGACTGGCCACAGGATTGCGACATCGGTTGATGGTGCTTTGACTGGTGAAGGTGGCGACATTATTGTCATTGACGATCCGCACAATGTTCGTGAGGCTGAATCCTCCGCAGTTCGTGAGGGTGTTCTTGAGTGGTGGGATCAAGCCATGCAATCCCGACTCAATGACCCAAAGACAGGTGCTTTCGTTATAATCATGCAGCGAGTGCATGAAAATGATTTAACAGGACACATATTGGCGAATGAATACGATGATTGGGATCATTTATGCTTACCTGCTCGATATGAAATCGGGCATCCAACACCAACACAATCAAGGCTCAACTTCACAGACCCACGCACAAAAGAAGGCGAGCTCCTTTGGCCAGAAAGAATCGACGAGACAACTCTATCCAAACTTGAGCGGTCACTGGGTTCATATGCCGCAGCGGGACAACTGCAGCAACGCCCAATGCCGAAAGGTGGGGGAATCTTGCGAGCTGAATGGTGGGTTCCATGGGAAAGTAATGATCTGCCCGAGATTGAATATGTAATTCAGTCATGGGATACTGCATTCTCAACAAAAGAGAAAACATCTTATTCCGCTCGCACAACATGGGGAGTGTTCCGCAAGAATGGCCAAATGAATGCGATTGTCATTGATATGTGGTATGACAGAGTCACTTACCCAGAGTTGCGTCGCATTGCTCAAGAGGCATATTATGATTACGAACCAGATGCAGTTTTGATTGAGAAGAAGGCTTCTGGCCAAAGTTTGCTACAAGATTTAAGAATTGCAGGAATACCTGTAATTGAGTATATGCCTGACAGAGACAAGGAAGCAAGAGCCCATGCAAGTTCTGCTCTTTTAGAAGATGGCAGAATTTACTTTCCATCTGACAAAAAATGGGCTAAAAATTTAATAGACATTTGTGCAGCCTTTCCAGCAGGGGATAATGACGATATAGTTGATACTTGCACACAGGCATGGCTCAGATTGAGAAAAGGTTGGTTTGTTACTCATTCTGAAGATTACGAAGACGAGGATGACCTACCGAAAAAGAGGGTGACATTATATGGCTAGAGAACCAATCCCATTTCAACCCAACGCAATCCCATTTGCGGAATCAGCACCTGCAGACGACCTGCAGGTTGAATCATTTGGAGAGGATGAAGTTCTCATTGGCGACCCTTCTCTTGATTTTGTTGATGAGATCAGCACAGCATTTGATGCAAACTTGGCTGAGGTAATTGAAGAAAGAGAACTTGATCGCAAAGCATCAACCCTAATTAAATATTTTGACTCTGACAGATCTGCTCGCTCCGAGTGGGAAGAGCGATACAAAAATGGACTCAAGACTCTTGACCCAGATGGTGGGCTTGAGGAGTCTGAAGAGGAGCGAGCCACACGTGGCTTGAGCACAGTTGTTCATCCGCTCATCGCTGAAGCAGCAACCCAATTCAATGCAAGAGCGATCGCAGAGTTGTATCCCGCAGGTGGTCCAGTCAAAACGACCATTGTTGGCGAGCCAGACGAAGCAACTGAAGAACAGGCTCGTCGTGTCAAAGACTTTATGAATTATCAAATCACTCAGGAGATGCCTGAGTATTTTCCTGACCTTGATCAGATGTTGTTTCAACTTCCGTTGGTCGGTCAAACTTTCAAAAAGGTCTGGTGGGACGCCAATCTTGAACGGCAATGTTCAAAGTTTGTGAAGGCTGAGGACTTTGTTGTTGCACCAGAAAGCACAGATCTTTTCACCTCCCCACGCTACACCCAAGTCATCCGCATCCCGAAAAATGATTATAACAGATATGTTGAGGCAGGTTGGTATTTACCGACTAAGTATGATGGCGATGGCATTGATCCCTCAGGCTCAACAGCTGAGGACATTGAAGGTGTCAACCCATATGGAGATGACGAACAAGACGCAGTAATGACTCTGCTTGAGATGCATGTCTATGAGGCTTTTGAAGGTCTGGACGGCATTGAAGACGAAGACACCGAAAACTTAGTCATGTTGCCTTATGTCATTACGATTGATTATGATTCTGAAAAGATCGTTGCAGTCAGACGCAACTGGCGTGAAGATGACGAAAGAAAAAAGCGTAGGGATTGGTTTATAAGTTACAAGTTTCTTCCTGGTGTTGGTTTTTATGGCTTTGGTCTTTACCACATGATTGGTGGTCTAGGCAAAGCAGCCACAGGCTCATTGAGAGCATTGCTTGACTCAGCTGCATTCGCCAACATGCAAGGTGGCTTCAAACTGAAAGGCAGAGTCAGCGGTGGCGAGATTGATGTCAATCCTGGAGAGTTCGTTGACCTAGACGCAACTGTTGATGATGTCAACAAAGCAGTCATGCCACTCCCATTCAAAGAGCCAAGCAGCACTCTGTTCCAGTTGATGGGCTTTATTGTTGAGTCTGGCCAAAGGTTCGCAAGCACATCTGACATGAATGTCGGTGATGTCAACCCGAATGCACCAGTCGGTTCAACAGTGGCTCTGATTGAACAGGGCAGCAAAGCCTTTTCCGCAATCCACAAGCGTCTGCATTATTCTCAGGGTCAAGAGTTCAAACTTCTTTCTCAGGTCAATGCAGAAAATCTTCCAGAGTCTTTCCAGTTCGCTGTTTCTGGCACAACACAAACAATCTATGCGGCTGACTTCAATGATCGGATTGACATCATCCCTGTGTCAGATCCAAACATTTTCAGCACAGCACAGCGGATCGCCCAAGCACAGGCCATCCTTGAAATGGCTCGTTCAGCTCCCCAACTACATGACTTGTATGAAGCCTACAAGCGTATGTATGAGGCGATCCGCATCCCCAACATTGACGAAGTTTTGAAGAAGCCTGATGAGGCACCACGCACTGACCCGATTGATGAGAACATGTCAGTGATGTATGGCAAGCCAATTAAAGCATTCCCAGAACAAGATCACGAAGCCCACATTGCAGT